GATAATGTTGTAATCACCTTTAGCCTATATAAAAAGGATGTCAAGTTGGGTAACTTGACCGTTCCAAAGGGTCAAACAATGCTGCATCAGATTGCAGCAGGGGCACAAGGTAACGGAAGCGCATCTAAAGTTTTGAATCAATTTTTACAATATGCAGGAACCGATGTATGGCTATCAGTCAGAGCAAACAACGAAAGAGCAATAAAGTTCTACCTGAAGCACGGGTTTCAGGAAGTGGGAACAATATCGTGGATGGGCGGGAAACTGCCGGGAGTGATTTACAGGTGGGAAAGAAACCCTTTTACGAGCGTAATGACCACGTAATTAATAATCTAGATGTAAATGTTTACTTTGAGGATCTACTTGCAATGACTCCAAAGGAGTTTGAGCAATGGGTAATCAAGATGCGTAAAGCAATTCTGGATTCATGGGACACATATGGTTGTCCCCCAAGAACAGGAAAAGACGAGCAAGATATAATTGATCAGTTTAATCAACTGGGACAATATCCTGTTCATGAATTTACACATTCAGATGAACTATCTAATGTTCCTGATGATGTAATTGTAAATAAATCTCGCATCGGTGTAGAAGTAGATCAGTGGTTCTCAAATATGTTTAAGACGAGAATCAATTATTCTGCGAACGATACGGGATATTCCATTTACGATATGTTTGCTGACGATAAGTATTTGCCACGAATGATTCGCGGCACTATGCGTCATTTGCGTCGTGACTCTTTCTATAAGCATGCCTTATCCACAATCAAGCACGATAAAAAATATTCTGTAGTAGATGTAGCATCTGGTGATGAATGGATGGAAGCATTTTTTAATAGTTCATCCGTATTTACTGGTTACGATTTTATGCTAGAGCAAGTTGCTCCACGGGAAGGTGCTAGTAGTAGTTACTTCCAACTTGAGCAGTCTAACATTCTTCAACTGACAAAAGAGCAGTTTGAAAAGTGGAAACCCAAGATGGCATATCGGCATTATTCTACATTCGATCATGAGAATTTACCAGACGATCAATTATATGCCATTCGTCTGTACAAGAAGGGTGAAAGAGTTTTCCCCGCCGGTTTTGCTTCTTTCCGTATTGGTTATATTCAACCCGCAGTCAACTTTCCACCAATGACTGCTAAGTATTTGTATGAGAGATTTACAGAACACTGCAAGGATCAAGATCGTATTGTAATTTACGATCCATCTAGTGGATGGGGTGGTAGAATTCTAGGAGCAATGTCTATCCGCGATGACAGGAATGTACACTATGTTGGAACTGATCCTAATCCCGAAAATTGGCAATGTGATGGTCACTCTTCTAAGTACCATGCTATTGCAGATTTTTATAATACAAAAACATATAGAGCGAATCCCTTCTTTTCTTCAACTAATACTTGCGATCTATATCAGCTTGGCTCTGAAGTCATTTCTGAGAACACCAACTTCCAACAATACAAAGGCAAAGTAGATTTGGTATTTACTTCACCACCGTATTTTAACAGAGAAGCATATTCTGAAGATGAGAATCAATCATATAAGAAATTTTCTTCATATGATTCTTGGCGAGATGGGTTTTTAAGACCAACACTAGAAACCTGTGTTTCTTATTTAAAGAATGATAGGTATCTTTTATGGAATATTGCTGACTTATTGGTAAGTGGTGATTACCTTCCATTAGAAGAAGATTCTAGAAAAATACTAGAGTCTTTGGGTATGGAATACAAATTTACATTAAAGATGGCACTGGAAAACATGCCCGGTCAAAATCGTGTGGGTGAAGATGGTTTACCAAAGTGTAAAAATTATTGTAAGGTTAATGGTAGATTTCACAAATACGAACCAGTATTTGTTTTCTATAAACCTTGACAACGCAGCAATGCCTGATACACTATAACCCATGAGCAAGAAACGCTACAAGTCCATCGGTAGGGGTGATACTGTTGAATCTGTATTACTTGGTGGTGAGCCAAACATTGCCGCCATGAAGATTACAGACGATAGTGAACTCATTTGGCAAATTCAAAAGGCTTTGAATTGGTATAATTATAATTGGTCTGAAAAGGACTATCGCAAAGCCACACTAGAATATTTGAAGAAAAACAAATACAGCAAAAGCGATCAGGAGAAGGTGGAAAATGCATCAACCGTAAGTTTTGACTTTCGGTGTGTTGGTGCATATTGTCGCGTTTCTAACAATGGCGTGGCACTACCTGAAGCAAAGAAGAAACTAGTTCAAACTCATATTGATAATTTGATCAAAGAGGGATCTAAAGTTCAATATTTGGCACCAGTTGCGGATAAACCAAAAGTTTCAATTCAAGACAGAATTAATGAACAAGTTTCTGAATATATCTGCGAACTTGAAATTCGTGTAGATGAATTGGTTAATTATTTAACAAAACCAACATCAAATAAATTTCAATTTGAAATAACAGAATGGATTCGTAAAAAGGATGTAAAGTCCATGCAAGCGCAAATGATTGCGGATTCTTTTAAACCAAGAATTAAAGAATTGGAAGAAGCCATTTCTGGTAAAGATGAAGATTTAAAGCAAGCATATTCTTGGATCAGTAAGCCAAAACTTAAAAAGTACTTAGAATTCCATCAAGACATGGTTGTGCAATTACAAGCACAAGCGCAATTTGCAAAGAAGATTCGCAAACCAAGAAAGAAGAAAAAGAAGAAGCCAGAGCAATTAATTGCAAAATTAAAGTATCAGAAGGAATGCACTGAGTTTAATTTGAATTCAGTTGATCCTAGAGAAATTATTGGTGCAAAGAAATTAGTTGCATTCAACACAAAATATCGTACACTTACTGTGTACGACGCATCTCCTTTGGTTGATGGTTTTACAATCAAAGGAACTACACTAATTGGTTTTGATGAGGGTTCTTCAAAAACAAAGAAACTCCGTGATCCTAAAAGTGTACTCTCGCGCATGATTGGTGGCGTTCGTGCCATTAATAATGCATGGGAAACTGTTAAAACAAAAGAATCTGTCCCGAATGGCAGATTTAACGAAAATACCGTAATTATACAGGTAATTAAATGATTCTAATTGACAATACACAAATCATACTTTCATCTATCTTTTCTCAATATAATTCACCGGATCAGTTAGATGAAGATATGATTCGACATATTACTTTAAACACATATCGTTACTATCGAAATAGATTCCATCAGGAGTATGGTGAACTTGTAATTTGTCAAGACGCCGGTAATTATTGGCGTAAAGATATTTTTCCGCTCTACAAGCACAATCGGAAAAAGACTCAAGCAAAGGATGAATTTTATTGGAAGCAAGTTTTTGAAACTCTTACTAAGATTCGTAATGAAGTTGCGGAAAATATGCCATACCGTACAATGCGAATTGAACGGTGTGAAGCCGATGATATTATTGCCACTTTGTCTAAGCACTATCACACACAGGAAAAGATTTTGATTGTTTCCGGTGATAAAGATTTCAAGCAATTGATGCGATATCCAAATATTGTTCAATATAGCCCAAATCAAAAGGGATTTATTACATGTGAATCCCCGGATAAGTTTTTGTTTGAACACATCGTGCGTGGAGATTCGGGAGATGGTATTCCCAATATTCTCTCGGATGATGATGTTTTTGCTGTAGACGGCAAGAGACAAAAACCACTATCTTCTAAGAAGTTGGACACTTGGTCTAGCACAGGTAATGTGCCAAACGATCTACAAAGTAACTGGAACCGCAACCAAATGTTGGTAGATCTGTCCTACATACCTCAAGAGTATGAGCAGGCAATTCTTGCGGAATACAACAAACCAATTACAGTAGATCGCAGCAAGATTTTTAATTATTTTGTTGAAAAGGGTTTGAAGAATCTTATGAATGACATTCAAGATTTTTAATGGAGATTGATTATGGAAACCCCAGATGAAAACATACTTCGTCAGCAAGCAATGGCGAATCAAAGAAATATTATGCATAAAGCCGCTTCATTTGCTAAATCAATGGCATCTCGCGGCGTTACTAATAAAAAAGTAATACCAGAAACAAAAACATTGCGACAATTGAGTTGTCATGGTGATGATAATCTCATTCCGTGTTCAAATAGAAAAGAAAGTGATAAATTTCCAAACTCATTCTATTGTGGTGCTTGTGGGTGTGGAGATAAGCAAGGAACTCAATTGATAGATTTGACTGTGGATGGTAAAGAAAACTATGGCAAACTCGACTATCCTAAGGTTTGGTGTCCCTTGGATATGCCAGGATTTCAACCATACAAGCCATCAAGTCAAGAACCTATTGAAATGCAAAATAGTCGCAAAAAAGAAATTGAAAATCGTATGAGTGTCGAGTATATTACAGAGAAGTCTAAAGGAGAATCTATACAATGACTACAGCAACTACAATTAAACTCTCAAAGAAAACTCTTGATATCCTCAAGAACTATGCATCAATTAATTCCAACATTCTAGTAAATCCGGGTAATGTTATCACCACGATTTCCCCAGTAAAGAATGTTCTAGCAGAAGCAACTGTAGACGAAACATTCGATACTCAGTTTGGTGTTTGGGATCTTAACAAGTTCCTTGGAACTGTGAGTTTGTTTACTGATCCTGAATTTGAATTCCACCAAAAGTATGTGGTTATTTCTGGTTCAAATGGTTCTTCTGTTAAGTATTTTTATTGTGAACCAAAGTTGTTGACCACACCCACAAAGAAGATTCAAATGCCTGCTGGTGTGGTAAACTTCAAGTTAACCCAAAAGAACTTTACAGAACTGCAAAAGGCAGCATCTGTTCTGCAACTTCCTGATATTGCCGTGCGGTCTAATGATGGTAGAATGGAACTTGTTGCGCTCGACAAGAACGACGACACCTCAAATAGTTATTCGGTCGATTTGGGTGATACCGATGCAGACTTTGAATTCTACTTTAAGGTAGAAAATCTAAAGTTGATCTATGGTGATTACAATGTAGAAATCACAGAAAAGGTTGTTAGTAAGTTTACTCACGAAACAATGAATCTATCGTATTGGATTGCACTAGAACCGGATTCAAAGTACAACGGATAATATATGGAAACAAACAATGATACATTCTTGTGGGTGGAAAAATACCGTCCGCAGAAAGTTGATGATTGTGTTCTTCCCGATAGTCTAAAGAAGACTTTCAAGGAAATGGTTGGTTCTGGAGAACTCCAGAACCTTCTCCTTTCTGGGGGACCAGGTTGTGGCAAAACAACTGTTGCAAAGGCTCTATGTAATGAACTTGACATGGAGTGGATTATTATCAACTGCTCTGAAGATGGAAACATTGACACTCTGCGTACAAAGATCCGCAACTTTGCCAGCACCGTGTCTTTGACAGGAAACCGCAAAGCAGTGATCCTAGATGAGTTTGATTATTCAAATCCACAGTCAACTCAACCTGCTCTCCGAGGATTTATCGAAGAGTTTGCAGATAATTGCCGATTCATTTTGACTTGCAACTTTAAGAATCGAGTGATTGAACCTCTGCATTCTAGATGCACATGCATTGATTTTAAGTTTACCCCGAAGGACAAGATGAAACTTGGTCCATTCATCTTGGATCGTTTGAAGTTCATTCTGGACAAAGAAAAGGTAAAGTATGATGAGAAGGTTCTTGTTAAACTCATCATGCGTCATGCACCAGATCTACGCAGACTTTTGAACGAGTTGCAGCGTTATTCTGTTTCCGGTGAAATTGATGTTGGTATTCTTAAGGAAGTCGGAGATCTTAATATTGATGATCTAACCGATGCAATGAAGAAGAAAAACTTTCCTGCTGTTCGAAAGTGGGTTGTTGCAAACTTAGACAACGATCAATCTCAAGTGTTCCGTAAGTTGTATGAGGGATTGCAGGATACAATGGAACCCGAAAGCATTCCTACTTTTGTATTGATTATTTCCGAATATCAGTATAAGTCTGCATTTGTTGCCGATCAAGAAATCAATATGACTGCTTGTTTGGTGCAAGTGATGATGGAGTGCAACTTCAAATGAAACTTACAGATTGGTTAAATTCCATCAATATTACCAAAAAGAATATTTTGGAAGATCCTTTACTGGAAAAGGAATATTCTCCGTATATTATTAACCGATCTTTATCGTATTTTCCGGATACTCTGTTTCATGCAAATGAAATGAATCAGAAGCATCTGTTACCCAAGAAACTACAATACGACTATTTGCGTATGGTAGTCCGTAAGCGTAAGCGGTTTTCTAAATGGGATAAGAAGGATCATAGTGACGATCTGGAATTGATTAAGCAATACTACAATTATTCTACAAAAAAAGCATTAGAGGTTTTGCCTCTGTTGACAAAAGAACATATTGCATATATACGCAACCTTACTGGCGGGGTTAGAAAGTAATAATTATACATATTAGGAGAAGTTTACTAATATGGATTATTATTATGGAACAGAATAGTATTGAAATCAATTCGCTGCTGGAAGTGCAACTTAAGGATTCTGAATCCTTTTTAAAAATTAAAGAAACATTGACAAGAATTGGCGTTTCTTCCAAAAAAGAGAAGAAATTGTACCAATCCTGTCATATTTTACATAAAAGAAGTAAATATTACATTGTGCATTTTAAAGAATTATTTCTTCTGGATGGATTAAGTTCTGACATAGATGAAACCGATATCGGTAGAAGAAATACGATTGCAAAGTTATTAGAGGAATGGAATTTATTAACCGTTGTTGATAAGGAAAAATTAAACAGCATTTTGACTCCTTTAAATCAAATAAAGATAATTCCATTTAAGGAAAAGACCGAATGGGAACTTTGCCCTAAATATCATATCGGAAAGGGTAAAAAATAATGGACGCAGGAATATACGACTTACATGCAGAATTTGGTGTTGATTATTCTGTAGAATTTGAATACACTCAAAACGATGGAACTGCCATAAATTTAGGACAGGGTGAGTTGTCTTTTTATGTTAAAAAATCAATTCTACCTTATGATACCTTATTTGAAGTTCATTCAAATGGTGCTATCGTTGAAGGAGTTCTTCCATTCCCATCCTCTGAGTCTGGTTATGGTACAATTACCGTGTCAAATGGTGTTGCTACCCTACAAATAACCGCAGAAACTATGGATCAACTCCAACCTACTACCTATTTTTATACTCTAGTTAGACACTTAAATGGTGTAGAAACTATGCTCTTGAAGGGTAAATTTGTCGTGGAGGCAGCATGAGAAAATTAGTAGTGACTGAAACCCAAAGAAGCAAGGCCACACATAAAAGAGGTACTATAAATAGAGTAGTAATAAAGAAAGCATCTACAAAGACTACAACTATTTTAGTACCATAATGGCAAAAAAGATCTACTACTACGATAAAAGAGCAAATGCCGCTGTTACCGAGTTAACATCGTTAGTTGTACCTGTTGCTGAACCAACACTCACGACTATTCAAGGTTGGTTGCAACATCCTATGGGAGAATTGGCACCAAGTTCTATATTGACGGTGGATAGTGCAGGTAAATTAGATATTCTAAAAGTAGATGTTATTGAATTTGCGACTCTTGATGGTGGGGAATTTTAATGTCCGATGTGACGATTAAAATTAAACGTTCGCTTACACCCGGAAACGTACCAGCCGATCTAGAGTTGGGTGAGTTGGCTATAAATATCCCCGATAAAAAAATATATATCGGTGATAATTCTACCGATGGTAACGCATTAATAATTGATGGACTGGCAAGCGGTGGTGGAACAATATATACCGCTGGTTCCGGTATTAATATAACGGGAACTGTAATAAGATTAGATCCTGCTATCTTTACAACATCAACAAACACTTTGAATATACTAGCGAACACCGTAAATTTTACAGGTGGTTCACCAAGTCTAACCGGAGTTTCTTCCATAACGTCACAGGGAGGAAACCTATATATTACAGGCAATCTGATTGTATCGGGTTATATTGAAACGGATACAGGAATCCGAGGCAACACCGATGTAACAGAGGAATATCTGGGTTATGGAATGGTATTAGATGGCGGATCATACTAACGAGGAAAATAAATGGCAACTATTAAGATTAAACGTGGTACATCAGATCCAACAGCAACACAAGTAACAAATGCTGGTGAATTGGCAGCAAATACAACCACACCAAAGATTTGGTTAAAGACTGCTGATGATAGCAGCACAACTCCAATTTGGGTTGGTGCTCAAATCGAAGCATCGCCTGGTGACTGGACATCTGCGGTTAAACTCGCAACACAAAGTGCAGTCAATACCACCTTTATGCCAAAGGCGGGTGGTACATTTACTGGTGCTGTAAGTTTTGGTCAAGGATCGACTGCTCCCGGTGAAATTCGTCTTCTAGAAGATACAGATGATGGTTCAAATTATAGTGCGTTCAGGGGATCTGCAAGATCGGCAAATATTACTTATGTAATGCCTACAACTGATCCTACTGCTGGACAAGTTTTATCTGCTGGTGCTCCTTCTTCAAACGTTTCTACTTTATCTTGGATTGATTCTGGTAGTGCAAGCACAATTGCTGTAACTGATGATGATGCAACAACAACTTTGTATCCAATGTTTTCCACAGTTACAAGTGGAAGCACGACAACAAAAATAGACTCTGATGGTATGACGTATAATGCTTCGACAGATTCATTGACAATACCAGGCGACTTGGCTGTAAATGGTGCCGACATCACCACAACTGCAACTGGCACAGCAACTGTGTTCAATACTAATGCCACAACAGTCAACATGGCTGGTGCTGCAACAACCGCAACAATTGGTTACACTGGCACAGCATCATCCACAACCAACATCTCAAATGGTGCGGTGGGTAGTTCAAATACAAAAACTCTTAATCTTGGGGCGGGCGGGGGCTTAGGGACCGTAAACGTAAACATAGGTTCGGAATCTGCAGGAACTACCACTATAAACAGTTCGACTTTAGCCGGAAATTTCGCAAATAGTACGCAAAATGTATTTAATACCAACCATACAGTAGTAAATGCATTTGGAGCAGCAACTACTCTTACAATGGGAGCAACAAGTGGCGCAACAACCAGTATTCGTGGTGGCACATTAGTCGGAAATACAACAACACAAAACGTATTTAATGCTACAGCGACAACAGTAAATGCATTCGGTGCCGGTACAACTGTATCAATCGGTGCTACTACTGGTACTACCACGGTTAGAAATGATTTGAACATTGCTTCTGGAAAAGTATACCAAATAAATGCAACTTCAATATTGAGTGCTACGACTTTGGGTTCCAGTGTAGTAAGTTCATCTTTAACATCAGTAGGAACAATTGCAACTGGTGTATGGGAAGCAACAGATGTAGGAGTTGCTCACGGTGGTACGGGTACGTCCGATGGTAGTATCACAGGTACTGGTGCTTTAACATTTACCGCTGGCGGAACAAACACAAACGTAAACTTGGTTCCAAATGGAAACGGTACAGTTGATGTTGGATCTAAGAGAATTACTAATCTT